AACTACAACGCATACACGGCAGGGAAGAAAGCACTGGCATTCGCGCCATCCATTGCAAGCAGTCGCGAGTTATGCGAAGAGTTGCAAGGCGCAGGACTACCCGCGCGACATTTGGATAGCACGATGAAAGGCGATGAGCGTGCGGAAGTGTTGGCGTGGTTTAAGAATAGCACCAACGGAATCCTGTGCAACTGCGGCATTCTCACCACTGGCTTTGATGACCCAAACGTGGAAGTCGTTATCCTGTACAGAGCAACCAAGTCGCTACCGCTTTACCTTCAAATGTGCGGCAGGGGTAGCAGGGTAACGCCAACAAAGACCGAGTTTACCATCCTTGACTTCGGCAACAACCGACAGCAACACGGCGGCTGGGAGATAGAAAGGCCGTGGTCTTTGGAGAAGAAGGAGAAGAAACGCAAAGGGGTCGCACCTGTCAAGACGTGCCGCAAGTGCGGATATATGATGGCATCGTCAACCGTGATTTGCCCAGCGTGCGGATTTGTCGCACCTGTCAAAGAATCGCAGATGGGCGAAGAAGTAATCCTGCAACGCGACAACTACACGCCGTACCAATGGCGACAGCTGGCAAAAGAATCGTCACTTGCAGAAATAGCGGCGATGATTCGTGCAAAGAAAATTAAGCTATTTTTCGTGCTTCACAACATAGTCAAGCGCGAATCGGATGTCAGGGAATTGCTACGACACTGCGGCTATTCAAAATACTACTGTGATAAACTTCAAGAACTACACGGATTCAAATGGGATTAGAAGAATTTAAACTACAAGCGCAGTGCTTCCGCTTTCACTGGAACGAAAGGCCGCAGGAACGTGGCCGCTTATTCACGGTCAACAACAACAGTGGCGGCAAGTTTGAAGGCGCGATAATGAAAGCGATGGGCGTGGTTGCAGGCGTTGCGGATATGATGTACCTGTCGGATGCTGGACTTATCGCACTGGAATTTAAAACACCAACAGGCAGGCAGTCACCTGCTCAAAAGGAATGGCAGGCTGTCATTGAAGCGGCAGGCTATCGCTATGTAATAATCAGAACCTTTGAAGAATTCAAACAAACCCTTAACTTATGAAAACACCAACCTTTATCACTGAAATCGCCAACCGCATCGAAGCTATTACAGGCGTGACGTTCGAAGAGATTTGCACAACCAATCGCAAGGCCGAAGTAACACGAGCGAGGCACGCGCTGATGTGGTACCTGTATCGCAGGCATCACTACAAATACAGCCTGTCTGCAATCGGCATACTGCTAAATCGAAACCACACGAGTGTTTATCACGGCGTGCTTGTGGTGGACTGGGCGTTGCACAATAATGACTCGCGATTTAAATTCATACAAACAATAGAAGACGCTGATTATATTTGCCCACAATGTGGATGCAAACGCAATCATACACCAATTGTACAATGACGGAGTGTTCCGACAAGTGGCGCGACAAATCGCAACAAGCGACTATGCCGATGACCTCGAACACGAATTGGTCATCTACTGCTACGACCGACCCGAGCGCGTTGAACAGCTACACGCATCAGGCGCACTTACATTCTACATCGTGCGCGCCGCTATCAACCTATTCAGAGGCAAGACATCGCCATTTCAACGCAAGTATCGGCACAACGAAGAGCGCGTGGCTTTGGGTGAGGTTGAGCAGGTGGATGAGCGTTATAGCACGGTACCTGACCACCTGTATCGGAAAGCGGAAGCAGAGATGGACAAGTGGGCGGCGGCAGGGAAATACCCATACGACAAGAACCTATTCCTGCTATGGCTGGAATTGGGCAACAAGAAACTCATCAATAGAAACACAGGAATTCCATACAGGTCAATCTGCTACACGATTGATTTGTGCAGGCAACGACTTAAATTAGCACTACAAGATGATTACAACGATTTTATTAGCGGCTTTGACGGCATTAGCGATGGAACGCTATAACGTCCTACCTTCTTGGTACTACCGCATCAGCCGCTTCAAGCCTTTATCCTGCCAGTCCTGCCTTGCGTTTTGGTCAGGATTTGGCTTGTCAGTTTTTGGCCACCCGCTGTACTACGCGCCATTCGTTGGCTTGGCATCGGCGGCATTGGCCATCATCATCATCAAGCTAACCGAATGAACGCAACCCTGATTTACGAGGTGCTGGCCATCAAGCCTAAACTTGAATTGTACCATTCAACCAAGTCGCTACGCCTGACCCCTGCGGAGGTGAACACCTTGCAAGCGGCGGCGGTGAGCCTTGGCATTCCGCGCACCGACTGGTGGTGTGCAACGTGCGCTGTTGGCCGCCTGTCTGAACTAATTGCACACGCCGAGCATTGTGCAAAAGAAGATGAAGTGGTATTTAATGTAAACGGCGATGCCACTACCGAAGCCAAGCGATAACGAAAGCAAGACCGACTTCATCCAGCGATGTATGGCAGATGAGAAGGCGCGTGCGGAGTTTCCCGACAACACAACCCGCTACGCTGTGTGCAATTCGCAGTATGAGCAGAAGTTCGCCGACACCTATGCCGACTATGGTCAGGGAGTTAGGAACAACGCGAGGCGCGGCATCGAACTAAACGAGCGCAATGGCAACAAATGTGCAACCCAAACTGGCAAGGTCAGAGCGCGGCAATTAGCATCAGGTGAAGGCATAAGCCTTGAAACCATCAAGCGGATGCACAGCTACTTGAGCCGTGCTGAAACGTACTACGATAACGCTGATTCAAACAGCGACTGCGGATACATCAGCTACCTGCTTTGGGGTGGCAAAGCCGCATTGGGATGGTCACGAAATAAATTGAAAGAACTTGGCGAACTTGACGAAAAGTAACAAACAGGAAGAACACGAGTTGCATATGAGCAAGCTTGTGAACGTGGGCGCGCTGATGACCGATATGGCCAACATATTGGACAGCCTAAACGACTGCGATGCACCCAACGCACTGCACGCGAAGGTGGCAATTTGCGAGAAGATAATCGACATAATGAACAGCGTTGAGGTATGAAGAAAGTAGGAAGGCCACCCGCGTTTGAAAGTCCCGAACAGCTGTGGGATTTGTTCTGCACCTACAAAGCGTGGACGAAGGCGAATCCGTACAGGATGCAGGATTATGTGGGCAAGGATGGTGCAATGGTGTACCGCGACAAGGAGCGGCCATTGACGTTCAGGGGATTTGAAGGCTACCTTGCAGAAGAAGGGTGGTGCTATGATTTGTCTTCCTATCAAAGGGAAGAAGGAGAGCATCACAAGGCATTTCTCCCCATCCTTACACGCATACGCGCGACCTGTGACCGCGATATGGTTGAGGGCAGTGGTGCGAATGTGTACAACAGTGCCATCGCAGTCAGGGTGCTTGGCTTGGCTGACAAGCAAGAGCAGAAGTTACACATCGAACAACCGCTATTCGGAGATGAGTGACCGCATAGTTGAATCAGTTATTGACCAATTTCGGACAAGAGCCGAGGCGGGTAAGCGCAAGTACGGCACAACGATGGAACGCGATGACCTGACCTTTGCCGAGTGGATTCAGCACTTGCAGGAGGAGTTGATGGATGCGGTCGTTTACATTGAGAAGATTAAGCAGATTGGAATTTAAATACACAACAGCGATTAAACGCATTCGGCAGATGACCGCTCGCAAGAAGGTCATACAAGGCGGCACATCTGCTGGCAAGACCATCGCCATCCTTTCCATACTAATCGACATCGCCGCCAAGGCCAAGACCGAAATCAGCGTTGTATCTGAATCCGTGCCGCACCTGCGTAGGGGTGCTATCAAGGACTTCGCAAAGGTGATGCAGTGGACTGGACGCTGGGCGGCTGACCGCTGGAACAAAACGCTTCTGACGTACAACTTCGCAAACGGAAGCACCATCGAGTTCTTTTCAGCAGATAGCGAGGGCAGGCTACGCGGTGCAAGGCGTCAGGTGCTGTACATAAACGAAGCAAACAACATCGACTTTGAGAGCTACTACCAGTTATCCATCCGTACGAGCGGGACAATCTACATCGACTACAACCCAACGCACGAATTTTGGGCGCATACGGAGGTGCTACGCGAGGATGACGCGCAACTGATTATATTGACCTATCTCGATAACGAAGCACTACCCGACACCATCCGCAAGGACATCGAAGCGGCAAGGGAGAAGGCGGAGACATCCAGCTATTGGGCGAACAGGTGGAGGGTGTACGGCTTGGGACAAGTCGGCAGTGTGCAGGGCGTGATATTCAGCGACTGGACGCAGGTGGATGAAATCAACTACACGACATCCAAACTGGTCGCGCTTGGCTTGGACTGGGGGTACACGTTAGACCCGACAGCACTGGTTGCGGTGTATCGGTCAGGCGATACTTTGACCCTTCACGAACTGCTGTACGCCAACAACCTGACGAATCAGGACATCGCGACAAAACTGCGCGAGTTCGGCATCAACAGGGCGTGGGAGATTGTCGCGGATTCAGCAGAGCCGAAAAGCATTGAAGAAGTGCATCGCCTTGGCTTCAACATCAAGCCAGCAAGCAAGGGGCAGGATAGCATCCGCAACAGCATCGACATCTTGCATAGGTTTACGCTTCAAGTGACCAAGAGCAGTACCAACCTAATCAAGGAGTTGAGGAACTACACTTGGGATACTGACCGCACTGGTGCATCGTTGGGAGTACCTATCGACAAGTACAACCACGCCATTGACGCGGTGCGTTATGTTGCATTGAACAAGCTATCGCATAGTGCAGGTGGAAAGTATGTAA